CCCTTGGAAGCTCCTTTCGAACCAATTAAATAATCAGACCATTGTCTCTCATGAAGTTCACCATTGCCCTGTTCTGTGGCAAAAGGGCAGGGATATCCATTCTGTTAGCCTTATACAAGTTGGTAGCAGAATTATACATATCCCAGGCAGTTACAAACTCCTTATCGTGATAGGCCTCCAGCATATCCTCTGTGAAGAGTGTAATCTGTGACTGATTGAGAGGGTAGGTGATATTCTCACGAATAGACTTTCGTGATGTATCTGCCTTTACTCTGGTAGCTGTCATCAGTCCAATGAGCAAGAACATCTGTTCTGCAGTAATGCGTGTCTCCTTCATCTTGGCAATACGCTCACGATCAGTCTCGATGATGTGCCGGGCATCGACAAGCCATGATTTTAATGTATCAAGCATTGCTGCCACTTCCATACCGGAACCCTTCTTGCCCTTTTCGGAATAGCTGGACATATACAGTTCTGGAGAGAGCATACACTGATTGTGGCAAATCATCACATTCGGACCGAATCCAATCTGAATACCTTTCTGATGGAAGGCTACGGCCACATTAGTAGTAGTCTCATCATTATCAAAATCAGTGATACGAATATTGGCATAAACTCGGCGGAGAATATGCGCCTCTACCGCATGCTGACCTTTGACCGCTTCCACTTGTGGGAGGCGAACCACTCCAGGCGACTGACGGTCTCTGTTCTGTGCTGCAAACATATCATAAACCTCCACATTGTAGCCGAGCTCTGTACACTCATCAATGACCTTATTGAAAAGGTCAAAGTGATAGATGCCACGGAGCGGATTTCCGTAAACATCATCCTCGCGGTGTGTACGACTCAACTGTTCGAGAGTGATTGCCTGAGTCTTGGCTTTCTCGAAATCAAAGAACTTGTCTTCATTAACTGAAGAAGGAACTGCTACCATATCTTCGGCAGCCTTACTCAAATTTGTTGCTGTTGTCATAATCTTTAATATTTTAATTGGTTACAAATTATTTCAATGAAATGCCTGCTTCTTCAAGAAGCTTGATTCTCTCTTCCTTTGTTGCTTTTGTCAAGTTTGTCTCTTTGACAAAATTCCCGGCAGAGTCTCTTGTTATAAGAAAAACATAGTCGGCATGATTGATCCAACTTCTCTGACACTCCTCACGATAGGCATTGGCCTCCTCGTAAGTCTCAAACCCGCTCTTTGTGTCATACATTGAATCATCGCGGGTAACATATAAGCTACTAGTCTTCATTTTTAATCTCAATTATGTACATTAATTCTTTCTCTGGAACATCCTTCTCTTGATAAGGAGAATCATACTTATATACAACTGCGTCATCAAGATACATTCTTACCCAATCCATAAAAATATCCTGTGATACTGAGTTGTCTGTGATATAGACTGCCAGGAAGAAACCGTTTCGTTCCTGTGCATCACCTAACCCAACTGCCCCAAAATGACTTCTGAAAGTAGTGCCCTGCAACTCGTCGCATGAGTACTGAATCATCATATTCTTCATCATTTCAAAGAATAATGCTACTTTAATAGCTTTCATATAAGTGACTTGACCGTGTTGTCGAGGGCTTATTTTATTAATGTTTCATTGCTAAATCTACTATCGCTACGACAAATAGAAAAATTAATCCGTTTATTAAAAGAATGGTTTCCATATCTACTTAAAATTAAAGAAGTCCTTAATCTGTTTCTTCTCGTCATCGCTGGCATTCAAGATGTCCTTCACTATGAAATCTGCAAGCGGAACTAATACTGTATTCATAGCATCAATCAGTTCACCCTGCGCTCCAAGTTTAGAAAGGACACCTGCATATTCACAAAGAAATTCTTGTGATGAAATGAATCCCATTTCATAATTCTTTTTGATTTCCTTAATTTCTTTCATCTTTTTAAGATTTTAATTGGTTCAACATAATCTGTGGTTAGTCAAAATAACCACTCTTTCTATATGCAAAGGTACAAAAAAAATGTGATATATGCAAATATACCACACTTTATTTTAGTTAAAAATACTAAATTTAACTCACTGAGTATCAAAGAGTTATACGCTTTTGTAGATACTGCTTAATGTAATGATTTTTGTAGCTTCGCCGACTTTGTCAATCAGATTGGTTACGGCTTCATCCACTTCGCACAAAGCATTATACACATCGTTTGGGATATTTCCTGTCTCCAAATCATTACTACTCATTTTCCAAGTTTGGTTTAGCTGCCTTGCAGCATCCACCATTAATTTAATGTCCGTCATATTTCTAAATTTTAAATGAATATCCTACTAACTGCCTGGCAGAGCCATCCCATCATATAGCAAGGCTCTTCGTCTTTCAAGTCAATACCTAGTGATTCGCAGATATGAGTGACAACATGAAACATTTCATGTGTGGCAGTATTCACGAACTCATATTCTGATGTGGTCCTGCTAATAGCAACCACGCTCTTCCTACCTGCAAGATTGGAGTAGGTTAGACCTGTGTTCGGTATTCCTCGTAAGCAATGCTCCCTTGCGCTTTCGACTGCCTTTTCTGTGCAGCCTATCTGCACAAGGGAGTTGCATACCTCATCGGTATCTGATGATTCCAAACCGTAAAACACAAGAACTTTCCAATCGTACTTTTCTAGATATATCTCTTGACTTATCATAAAATATCATCCCATGGAATGCCGATGCCATTATGGTTGCAATCGGCATAGAATCTGTTAAAGATGAAGCCATCCTTCTGATCGGTATCATCAACCATATCTTTCACGAACAAAGCCATGTGAGCTTCGTCCTCGATGGAAGACTTATAGAAATCAGCCTTAACCATGTTTGCCACATAGACATGATCATAGCCTACATTATTTTCAAGTGTCACTCCCTGCTTGTTAAGGATGGATTCAACCTTCTCCTTATCTATATAGTCAACCTCCTCATCCTTTTTGGTGACTGGGTTGTATTTTCTCATCTGACTGACTGCCCATTCGCAAGCCTTCTTGTTGAAGTGCCAGCCATTATATCTCAGATATGCTATCATTCCTTCTGGCTTCATATCGTAAGCATCCAAAGGCATTCTACATTTTCCCATAGCTCTTTCTTTTAAGGGTGGCAGGGAAAATCCCCACCACCGAATTAAACATTAGTAGCGTCCACCGCCACGGCGACCATAGTAGCGTCGCTCTCCATAGCGGTCTTCGTCTCGCCAATCTTCATCGTCCCACTTGTCACGATAGTCCGGCATCGGCATACGGTTTCCCATACGCTCGCGCTTCAAACTATCCAAGCACTTCATAACCTTACCACCTGCACGAATCATCTCCTCGCAGTTGTCAACAAGCTCATCGAACTTGTTTTCCGTAATTTCTACCATATATCCCATAGCAATTACTTTTTAAAATTGTTACCACTGCTCAAAGCCTTAGACAGCATGGACTCAATATTGGATAGCGTTCCCTTCATACCGCTAACCTCTGATTTGAGGTTATTGATGTCCTGCTCCTGCTGCTTTTCCTTGGCAATCTGCGGGTTGATTCTAGTGAGCATTTCCTCGCAGGAGCTTATGACTCCATTGTGGTAATCTACACTTTCCACGACTCCCTTTGAATGTCGCAACATAGCATCAATCTCTGCGCACATAGCTTCTCTGCTGTCACTGACAACAACACCTTCATTGCCGAAGTTCACTATCTGTGCCGTAGATGGCAGCTTTTCGAAATTGACCTGCTGGTCCTCTACTTGCACCTTAACATCAACGGTCGTCTCCAATGTCGGAGTCTGTCCTGGCATATAGCTAGGATATTTCTGCTGAGGATTGCTGACCGATATTACTTGACCGATTTTTAGAGTCGGCTTTTCTCCTCCCTTGTCTAAGATGTAGAAGAGAGAAGACTGTCTTAGTCCTTGAAACATTTTCTTTCTCTTTTAAAGGGGCAGACTTTTCAGTCTGTCCCATAGTTAATACTCTGTTAGCCGCCTGTAGGCTGCTGAAACCCAAGCAGTCGGATAATACCGCTCTTCTTATTGATGTATGCCAAAGCCTCCGTAGTTTCAGAAACGTTAGCTCCCGTCACTGCCTTTCCCACATGATCAACAACTGGCACCTTTGTTGTGCCGGAAGTAGTTCCGCTAGTGTTAGCAGTTCCGTTAACAGTGGTCGAACCACTATTTGGAGTTACGATTGTAACAGGAAGTGTCGCACTTGCAGCGGCAACTCCTTGATGTATCTTCAAGAGTACAATGCACTCGCAAGGCAAAGCATTGTAGTAGCAAGGATTGATACCATAATCTACACTAGCATCTGTGACCTGCTGAGCATTTGTCTTCAGCTCATAGATACCGCCTACATCAATAAGTTTGATTTGGTTTCTCTGACCGATTGGAATAAATGGATTGAATGGATATAAAGGGAACATAGTTACCTCCTTTCCTAACAACCGCATCCTACAGTTGAACGAGAAGCCGCTACATCACCTGCATAAGCTCCCATGGCGGCAGCAGTATAAACGTCCTTGTTGAATACTCCGTACTGAGGGTACTGAACACTGATGGTATTAGGCAACTTGCACTTGATGCCAGCCACCTCTGCCTGCAGTGCAGCCAAAGCTGCATTTACTGGTGTGATAACCTGTGCCTGATAAGCCTGCAAAGCCTGTGTCTGATGCTCGTTTGAAATCTGAGCAAGCAGGGCACTATTCTTCTCTCTCAAAGCATCGAGCTTATCCTGCATTGCCTGTGTCTGCATCTGATCCAACTTAGCCAAGACAGACTGATTGTTAGCATCAGCCTTGTCACGGAGCATCAAAGCATTGGCATTTGCCGTATCATTGATGGCGTGGGTCTGCTGACAGATAGACAACTTGAGGTTGCCATCCATTGCAGTTATGGCGTTATTGGTCTTGCAGCAGCATTCTGCCAACTGAGTAGCGATGGCATTGTTACCCTGCATGATAGCAGTCAAAATCTGATTAGCATTCATGCCCATCTGATTGCCGAGGTTGCAAATCTGATGACCTAAGCCATTGATTGCAGCCATGACTGCGTCACTTGATGTGTTGAGGGCTGTAGCCAAGCTCTGAACGTCGAAACCATTGCGCTGAACAGCCTGCATGATAACGGCTGTATTGGCATCATTGTTAAGTATTGGCACAACACCGCCCTGTCCGTTAGAACCCATGCAGCGATTACCTCCGAAGAACCCCATACCATTATTGCCCATAAGGATGAACAAGAGGAGGATTGCAAAGATGTCTTCACCCCAACCATTTCCGTTTCCACGGTTGTTCAAGAGTGCAATAAGACCTGGGTCAACACCCTGTCTCTGCATGAGTGCAGGAAGCATAGCCAAGATTCCATTAGAGCCTGTGCCGCTTGTGCCGCTCTCTGGATTGAACACGTAAGTTTTACTTTCCATATCCCGAATTTTTAATTTAACCTTAATATTTAACTAACACTATTTGTAACGTTACGTGTGCAAAGTTAGAAAATTGTTTTGAAATAAGCTATAAGGCTATCATAGTTTTCGTTAGTGGCTATAAATCAGTGGTTTATGGTGATAGTAGGTAGGCTCATTTTTTATCCTCTTAGAACAGAAGAATTTACTTTGCAAACAAAAAGGGCGACCGCTCATCACGAGTAGTCGCCCTAGTTATCCAATAATAAATCTTAAAACCTTAATTAAACAACTTTTCTAAGAACATTTCTTTTTCTTCCTTGATATATATAATAAGTACATAACTATGAGTATAAAGCAGAACCAAAACATCTGCCCCGTTTTTAAGAATATCTTCTGCATACTTGACAGAGATTTCTCTTTTATAGAAGGAGCGTTAATCTTATAGAACTGAGAGGTACCAATCTTTGATAATGAGTCACATCTTTCTCTGTAATATATAAAGCTATCTTTGTATGCTTTATATGTACTGATGGTATCGAGTAGCTTTCTTCGTTCCTTTTCAAATAAATAGTGACTCTCGTAATGAAAACGATCTTCACCAATCTTATTCCCTTGCGCATCATATCGGGTTGCTGTGCTATCTTTTACATAGCTGCTATCTTTTGTAGCCTTTTCTGTTTCTCGCTTTTGGATATGTTGCCATTGCTCGAAGGCATAAGACAATCGGGTAGTGAAGAGGGAATCGAATTTCTTTTCACTCTGCTTGTCTGTGATGAAGGTTTGTGTAGTTACTGCTCTAGGAGTACTGCACCCTAAGACAGAAACAAGCGCAAAACCTACCACTAGGGTAATGGTTTCCCATTTCCAAAATCTTATATCATACCATTTCATCATTTATTCAATTTTAGATTACCATACGTAATGTAGCTAAGTCTGCGAAGCCACCCTTTAAGAAAACATTTCTGGTCACCGACTGCGATTCTCTTTAGATAAGCTTTTCTATCCTTCTTGAAGGCTTCGAATAGTCTTTCTCCATTGGATTTATTAATGGCATACAGCGTCTTATTACCGATAATACCATCTGCTGTGATACCTAATACAAGTTGTAGATGTTTTACAGCTTTACTAACTCCGCTGTTATAAGCAAAGTCTACCAGCATATTGGCTACGCTCTGATCTTGGATTTGGTCCGCTTTGCAAGCGTTCCAATAGTTCTGCTTAAAAACTCGATGAAAGTCTTCCTCAGTAAGGCGTTTCACGTCTTCTTCGTTAAGAACACCATCACCATTCTTGTCGTACCCGACTCTTCTCCAGGTAGCAAGGGTAATGCCATATTTTGTTGGACCGCCCTTATCTTTCTTGTTATTTGTATATTTGTCCGTTTCCCAACTGAGGATAAACGGAACGAGTTTACTAGAATCAGCCATGTTTACTTCTCCTCCTCGCTATAATCATTTCTTTGAATAATGCAGCCAAATACAATAATGCTTACTATAATAGCTGCCACCATAATAATCGCTAACATCATATCTTTTCCTCCTTTTCCGTGTAATTTAGATAGTCTGACAAATATGGAATCTTCTCGATAAATTTGAAGCGCATGAGATAATAGAGGAAACTCACTACATACCAAGGAGGGGTACCCTTCTTGAATATCTGTTTCAAGTTCTTCAGAATATTGCATCCGTAGAACCACAATACTAGATACGAGATAAAAGAAACACATTGAACGGAACCTTCCATTTGTCCTTTGAATCGCCCGATTGCATATACTGCTGCACAAAGGACGAAGAACACGGTAGCGTGACCGATGCACACAACTGCTTTCTTCAACTCGAAGTTCTCTCCTTTTGCAATCATGCCACTAAGATAACCGAAAATAAAGTTGAGGGTGAAGACGATCATAAGCGAAGACAACTCGCCTTCAATCGGTTTAAGATAGGCGAGGAGTGCAAGAACTACGCCTACAACAATATCTTTAATTCTATCTGCCATACGATAACTATTTTATGATTAGATAATAATGCTGCAAATATACAACAAAATATTTAATCATCAAATAGATTCTGCGAAAAAGTGCAAAACTTTATGCCTTCATATAAACGAATATATATTTTTGCATAAATATTGTATAATATCGCATATAATTTTATCGAAATATTGTATTTTTAAAACCCACGAAATCGAAGGAATTAAAATTCTTTCCAATGTTTGCAAGATTAGAAAGGATTGAAAACAAAAAGAGAGGCAATCACTGACCTCTCTTACTCAACTTGTAAGGAACACTTACATGTTCAACTATTAGGATAGAAGTAGAAACAAAAATCCCCTATACCACGCCAATAGTATAGGGGAAATATCACATTCCTGCTCGGAAATGCGATGCTCAAATATGCGATGCTCAAAAAGCATTGCAAAGATAGACAATAATTCCGAAACCACAAAATTTTTCATCATTAATTTGTTAGATACAGATACAATCCTTCCCCGAACCACATTATCAATATCATAGTTGATGATGTCACCAAAGCCATGAAGAACTTATCTATCGTTTTATACTTATAGGAAAGATACAGGTATGCTATGAACGTGCAGTTGATAATTACTAGTATCGCTACTATAATCAAAGTACAAAACATATAATCCATAATAATACTCATACGTTCTCGCTTATCCGTACTGCGATAGGGCTTATACGTTATGATTTTCTCTTGCTCTTAATGTAGTGTAGTATATCCCACTTCTTCCAATATCGGGTGTGCCCACGTTTCTTGCATTCGCCATGGGGCAAATCGCCCCTAGCCACCATTCTGTTAAGGGTAGCATCAGAAACTCGCAATTTTTCCTTGACCTCTTCGGTGCTCATCATCGGGTTGAGCATATCGGGTATGATGTCACATAGTCTATCCAAATCATCATCGCTCATTCCGCAAGCGGTGATGACCTCACCATTTCGCTGTTGCTCGTCTGCTTTAAAGCAAGCGTCAGCCAACGACTTCAAAGCTGTACCTAGCAACTTATAACTTAATATCTTTCCCATAATCACGCACAGATTTTACGTCCTAACTTACTTCGACTGATAAACAAATCCACAAAAGAGTACAGATAGAATATTGCCGTTACCACCATGACCGTATAGCAAGAATCTACCATATCTTTGGTTGTATACCAACTCCATTCCACAATGTGAGCCGCATTGATGCTTGCAAAGTAGAAGAAGGGAATGCGGTATCTCCAACACAAGAAGAAAAATCGGCTTGCTAATATCAAAACCATTGGCAGAACGTACACCATAAAATATATGTAGAGATAGCAAGGTGCATTCTCCGCATAAGGGATGAACATTTCACGAGGATGCTGAGAGAATTCATAAATGCCGTATGCGTGAAAGCACATAAGTGTAATAGGAACGTACTTACAGAACCAACGGAAGAACTTCAAAATTCTTCTGCTATACCGATTACCGTGTCGCATCAGCAAATCCATAACCTCACTGACGTCTTTGTCTTTCAACCACTTTAATAGGTTGTCTTCGTCTTCTTTATTCATAAGCGTTGATTTAAATTAAATGATGGTGCAAAGATACGCTTTTTTGCATAAAATCATCGGAAATGAGAATATTTTTGTGTTAAACTTTGCGAAAAGTATCAATCCGTAAGTTTCGTGTGGCTTAATTTTCGTATCTTTGCGGCATAAATCAAAACATTAAGATTATGAAAATGAAGATACCATTCAGAGACAGAAGTCAAATGAAGATGAAGGAGAAAATAGTCAATCCTTTGTCTGTTGAGGAGGCTTTAGAGATTAGCAAGGAAGGCTTTATTCCTATAACCGATTATTGGGAAAACGATATAAACCATTCTAATTTCAACAAACTTCCTTTCGCTGTTATAATGCAGAAAGGTCTAGTAACGCAAGCAGAGGAGGAACGAAGAAAAGGTAGATATGGCTATCTTAGTGATTTAATTCCATCTTTCGGTGGCTCTGATGCTCCCATATTTCGCTGACATGATAACAGAGCCTATAGAGAAGTTCGATGCAACACACTTCCCTGACGGACGAGAAAAGAACAAGGCGGCTACCATGTAGTGAACCGCCTTATCTGTTCTTATCCTTCGAGCAAATCAACTATCTGACCATATCCACCTACAGCCATGACAGGACAGAGAATCTTCTTAACAAGAATAATATCCTCAGCTTCGATGTCTACGTTCTCCGCATCCTTGCCTATCTTGCAGGCTATCCTGTAAGCACGTAGCTTTTCTTCGCCCGATAACTGCATATCCTGACGGTCTATCACTTCGAAGAGTACCTTACCTACAATATCACCAATAATCTGAGTCTTGTAGGTTTCCTCTCCATTCTCATTCTTAACTGGTGAAACTATCACCTCACCCTTCCAATTCTTGAAAGGTACATTAAAATTCTTTTTCATATTTATTTTGCTTTTTAATAATTATACACCAATCCATTACTGCGCATTGTTTCTTACTGAGGTCAGTAAAGACCTCTACTCTTTCTAGATTTATCTTCGTAGTCTTATGTTTTGTTAATGATATGTATACTGCAACTGCCAATTATATCCATCACATATCAGAAAATTAAACTGCCCCACATCATCAGAATAAAACTTATCTGATGTTGTATGTATCTTGCCGCAGCAATATAGTCTTCTGCCTGAAACAACAGGGTCGAAATATATCCTGCTATTACCCTGTATAACAATGAGCATCTGCCCCGTCATAGGGTTTTTCGGCAACTTTATATCCACTGCACTACTGTTAGTCATAAGAATAATACCTCCTCTGTTGTTAATGATGACATTATGCTCTCTATCGCTTCTACCGATGCCGAATTGCTGATAGCGGCATTCACTGCGTCAATGAAGCAGGGAGCGGTAGTTCGCTCAACGAGTTCCTTGATGATTTTCACTTCATCGTCTGTGTACTCGGTCTCGTCATTTCCGTTCCACATTTTCACTGCAAGAGCCTGTCCTGCCAGCCCAAATAATGCTCCCTGCGAGTAGATGATGTTAGCAATCTGCTTGCGTGCGTTAACTACCTGACACTGATTCTTGTCGAGTGTCATAAATACTTCCAAGTGTTCTAATTCTATCTTCATATCTAATTAATATTTTAAATTACCAGTCACGAGGACACTTATACTGAACCCAGCAACCACTTTCAGAGCTGATATTTTGACGAGATACATCACGGTGATAAACAAAAATCATAGCATCGCCTCGACTTACTATTGTCAAGTTTGTAGTTATGCTGCCTCTATCGTAGAGTATAAACGCATTCTTAGAACTTCCATCCACAGTTACCCCCTGTGATGCTCCTATATGTACACTGCCATCATATTCGTTTTTGACGAAAATAACATATCCGTCGTCATTCTGATCCATTGCCGGAAGCTCATAATATCCTTCACCTGCAAGAATTACAGAATTAATCCCCTTCTGTATCTTTGTCGGAGTAGAGATATTTTTACCGCCAACAGTTAAATATGCTGTACGGATTCTAAGACCATTAATAAAACCACCTTCTATGTCGATTGCAATATTAGTACCAGCTCCAGAAGCTCCAACTGTCATTGCGAAATTCGTCTCAAACACAGATCGCTTTTCGCCATTGATAAACATTGCAACGGTTCTCAATCCTGTTGAGAGAGAAGCGACATTACCTCCTATACCAGCAAAAGTATTGCATTTACTATTTTGCAGAATAATGCAAGCGTCATTATTGAAATCCTGATTAGTAAGAGATAAGCCTCTAATCTTCATACCTGCAATCTGTCCGCTGGTCGCAGTAATCTTGCCGCTCACGTCTGCATTCGTAACTTTCAGATTGTCAACAACCGCTTCACCAGCTTCAATATTTCCAGCCTTCAAAGCTTCTGTCACGATAGTCTTTGCATCAATCAGGTTAGCATTGAGCTTGCCATCTTGGGCAAAGAGAGCAACCTCATTTTGATTGTATATAGTTACCTTATCGCCCTTAATAGCAACTTGATTTCCGCTAATAACAATACCTGCCGCTTCCAAATCCTTAACCAACTGAGAGAAGTTCCCGATAGGCGTACTCTCATTAGTAGCAGTAATGAGACGGACAATCTCCGTCTCACTAGCTGTCTTTGGCTTGCGGCTTACCCTTACGACACCTTGCGCACTATGTCCAGCCATAGTATACCTCCTTTCTTAATTATTTCAATTCATTGCTAATTAAGTCAACAGCCTTTCGAGCTATTTCCTTTGCGTGGATGCGCCACTCTTGCATCGCCTTGTACTCTGCAATATACTCCTCACGCTTGCTGTCAGCCAATGCAATAGATGCCACAGCACTATTCTGAGCCAACTCGAAGTTAAGGCGAATTGCATCCATTTTGTCAGATGGGTATTTGTCTTCGATGATGGCTGACGCTATTGCATCATAGCTGCGGATGCCGCCACGAAGCTCGATGTATTCACCTTGACAAGAGTTCTCTACTGCCATGCGCATACTACCATTCGCATCATCCACTTTCTGCTCGATGCGAACAAAATCATAAGCTACTTGAAGGTAGTTACCAGAAACAGAAACCTTCACATTATCCTTTGGCAATTCTGCCATTGTGCATTGTATCTTCATAATCTGATAATTTAAAATTGTTAATCTAAATCATAAGTATATCTGCCACTTTTGTCTACTCTGAACAGGAATGTGTCATTGACTGGCAGAAGATTTTTCTCCCTTACTTTCATAAGTTTCTGCCTTATGAGTTTTGATGAAGTGCAGAATTTATACTCTGTTCCTGGGCAATCTTTCATTTCGTACAGAACCCAGCAGCGACCGCCCTTGCCATTGACCTCTACATCATCTTCAAAGTCTAATATGTTGATGATGGTATGATTCTGACACAATAGGGCTTGGTTGTATTCCTGTACGGAAAATATACGTTTTCCGTTTTTGTCTACCGAGTATTTCGGTGATACAATTCCTATATCCTTGAAACTCATATTCTTTTTCCTTTTAAATTCTTTTTTATAATTATCGGGGTAGTCTCCAACAATCTTCTTCCAAAGATGCTTGCACTTGCCCCATCTTGCTATTCCCCAATAAGCTCCGATAAGTTCCTGCCGCCTTTTACGGCTCTTAACTCTACCGAAAGCCTTTGCTGCCTTTACCTTTGTCCGTCTGCGCATCCTCATGTTCTTGCGAGAATATACATAACCGACAAAGTCTAGGCATCTTCCTTTTACACATTTCTTTTCGTCATGCAATTCTGCTACATGACCGCTCGCCTTCAGACAGAGACCATATTGGTTACACCAGTAGTCTAATCTTCCGAGCAACCGAACAGCTTCTTCCTTTGTTTCAGCGAAGAAGGTAATATCGTCACAATGCCGATGATAACCTTTTGCATGCTCGATATGAACCATAGCATAGTCTACCAGACTTAAAGCGAGATTACCTAACATCTGACCGATAGGATTACCGAGCGTTACACCACGCTTACACCCGAGATACTTTATTCCACCTTTGTCTGCCCAAATGCAGTACTTCTGCTTACGCTCATATTCTTCAAGCATCAGAGGTTCTATATCTACAGAATAATCGAGCATGGTCTGATATATAAGCTCGATGAATAAATCATCGTCTACATATCGCCTAAGTATCATAAGCAGAACAGGATGAGGTATTGTCAGATAGTACTTTCTGAGATCTCCTTTCCCATAATACGCCCATTTCGGATGCCTTCTGATAGCTCGTTGAGTTCTCAATGCACCGAACACCTGACCTTTACCTTTTCTGCCAGCACTTGAATCATATATGAGCACTCGCTCTACTATAGGTTCCAGCACTATCTTTATGGCATGAAAGAGAACGTTCCAAGGGTCGAAGTGCATGGGACATATCTTTCTTGCCTTATTCTCTGATACTATGTCAACCTCTTTATATTCCTTTTTAGGATAAATGCCGAGGATGAGCATATTCTGTATGCGGTCGATAATATTGTCCTTTTCTCGGATATACCTCCTTGCAAACCACGTATTCTTATCATCTAACGCATTGTAAGCATCATCACCGCCTTGTTCCAATGTTTCCCTCTTTATGAGTTCATTCATCAGATTCTTTGCCTTTGCTGTCATAGTGTCTTATATTAAAGCCTATTGCTTTTTTGCCGCTTTGCCCGTGACTTTGTTCTGTTCGTACAACTGAGCAGATTACTTCACCACGCTTGCTCTCCATTCAGCGAATACAGAGAGCCTTTCCGCTGTTATTTTCTGACTAGGCTAAAAGCCCACGTCAAGGTTTGAGAGACTCGCTTCTTCATATATCCATACACGATAGATTATTGATTCAGCGATTATAAATAAGTGAGACGCACACCGTAGTTCGTATTGCGATTGCCGAAGTCGTTATTCGAATTGACGTAGAACGAGCCGCAGTTTAGCGCATTCCTGGCGTTACCACCAAAGAGGAGCAAAATGTCTCTCGCCACCTTTTATTTTATTATTTTATATTTCTTATTACTATTTTTGCTTCGGTGGAGCAAGCTCCACATCGGGTAGCGCAGACCCTACAGGTCTGCGCCGTTTACGTATGTCGGATTTCCGTAAAAAGCGAGACGCACACCGTAGATCGCACTGCGATAGCCGAAGCCGTCACTCGAAGAGACGCAGAACGAGCCGCAGTCTAGCGCAGCCCAGGCGCCACCACCAGAGAGGAGCAACTGCCCAGTGCTTCTTGCCCATGAATAGTCACAATAGTAGTTTGCGCTATTATTACCACCAACATTTTTTGGCATGATGTCGAAGAAGTCTCCAAGGACAAGGCTCAATATCCATCCACTATTTGTATTTCGTGTAAATGTGCGATAATCTCCGACAGGATGCGCTTTAATCTCGGAATCAGAAGGCATTCTGTTACCTTTGTATACGAATGCTTCAGAACCAGTCTGACCGCTATTACCGCTATTACCGAAGTAAATGCCTTGTATCATCATCCAGTACCATCCCCAAGGGTTCTCGATACCGAAGAGGTTAACATGGCATGCGTCTGCGTTTCCTGTCAATTCTGCCAAGCTGATTTTACCATTGTTATCTCCAAGGCTCTTTGTCGCACCCGTTACAAGACCATTAACCTTATCCCATGTGTTAGTACTACCATTAGGACCACAACCAAACTTAGCTTGTGCGTTGCTGTTTCCGCTTTCCCACAGAACGAGCATAGGGATAATCTTCAATGTCTCATAGTCGAGCAGACCGAAATTCTTTCCGTTATTATGGGCATAAGTAAAGAACTCACTGATTGATTTATTGTTCGCTACGCCAAGTCCACTACGGCTTACAAGCTTATCGCTAACAATACTAGCCATATATGCACCAAAGGTAGGATGGTCGATATAATGCTCAGAGATAGGATAAGTAGAACCCCACAGAATATTGCATCCTGCTGACGCATCGTACTTCACAAGATAGTAGAGACGATGAGGAGTATGGAACATTACATGCCCCTTGCTCTCGTCAACGGTTGTGCCATCTTCGAATACAGCAGAGTTGCTGCGAGACAATTTAGCCATTCTTCCATCGTTAGTGAGCAAGTATCGACCGAGCGAAGATTTGAACTCGTTCCACTTTGTCTGGTTGCCGCAAACTCCCCATTGCGTATCACTTGTTTCTTTAAGATAAGTACCCCAAGCTATCAGTGAGAGGTCAAGTTGGTTAGTCTGAATAGACTTAGCCAAATCAGACAGCTTGATACGTCTGAGCGAGCCGCCAACCTCTATCAATAAGGTATCATCCTTAATCATTGATGATACTGCTGCTACTGCTGCTAGATTTTTCATATTTTTTTATTTTATATTATTTTAAAATTCAGTTACCTATCAGATAATCTCCATTCTCATCAACAAGAGGTTCAGAGCCATCAGAAAAGAAATCGAAGCTTGGCTTGTATTCAGCATCACATCTTATCTCCAGCTCATCATCAGCGGTTTCTCCAAGACCTGTATCAGAGATATTGAAGCTTGCCGTATCGCCTTCTTGCCATTGTCTTGTCGTTGTCGCACCAGCATTCTCTGCAATCGTGCTCCAATTAAGTTTCAGAACATTAGCAGGGCATTCCACGATGTTGCCCTCAGAGTTGACAAGAGCAATCTGTTGTCGGTTATCAACTCCAGGAGATATATCAACGTTCTGACCTGCCGACACGCTGTATTTAGGGTACGTTCGGGAAACAGAGATTTGCTTGTTGCATACTTCCGTATCGCCTACAAAAGCCTTGATAACGTATGATGCCGAATCAATAAGTCTTAGGTCAATCGTTATATAACTGGTGTTAATCTCGACCACCTCATTCATTCCTACGCTTATCTGAACCATCGAAGAACCGCTCATCTTGTATAGCTTGATAGTGTAGCCAGAAGTAATGCTCTTTGCTCCCTTGTAGATATGGAGAGGAATCTTTCTCAGATAAGCCTTTTCATCAATGCAAGCGTTCCTAACTGCATCGGATGCAGCTATCATTTTATGAGCTACCTTGTAGTCGTACAGAAGCAATCTATCTAACATCGGATTATAGATGATAGTCTCATCATCATCCAATGCCATTGAATAAGCATCATCACTCTTAGATACCGTGTTCAGTACCACCTCATCGGTAAGGATAGGAACATTGACGTTGGTTCGATAGTCTACGATTTCAGCCTTGAATCTCAATGCAAATCGTTCTGCTACTGCAACGTTACGAAAGATGGTGAGGTCTCCACGTGTAGCACCATCTTGATTGATGGAATAGTCCGATGCTGCCCACACCTTGCTTATATCCTTGCCATTAACGAGCCACACCATGTTTGCAAGTACCGCATTGGCTTGCTGATACTTCCATGTACCATCGCTTGCGTAAGCTGTAATGTCTGGGTGCAAGACACAAGGTGTGTTGGCTCGGTTCGGCTCGTAGCTGCTGTTAACCACGTTATATACTTGCGTGGTAGGAGAACCACCCGATACGCACACGATTGATTGTGCTGTATTGAGTGGAGCGAAAGACCTTCTAATTCTTACTGCGCTGTTTGTTGCCATAGTTCATTCCTCCTATTTTACCAAGTTGCCGTGAATAAAACATAAGCATCATGCTCTGTACCGCCATAATCACTCTCAGATTTTGCGATTGTGATAACATTAGAGCTTACTTCCTTGATAAGCTCGTTGTTGTCCTTGTAGGCTTTGGCGTTCCACGCAACGTTGGTTGGCGTTACAATAGCATTTGTTCTTGTGTTCTTGATACGCCCTGTAATCGTTGCAGCCTTATCGCCTATGAGATTTGATACTTCCCCGACAATGACGTATTCGTCCGCATTATCGGTCATTACCTTACCAGCACGGAAACAAGCATTCTGAGCATCTTTGTGGTAGAACTCGCAAGTAATGAGGGTAGAGCCGTTCACCATATCACGAGTAACCGTGAGTGTCTTATCACTTCCGAGTACTTCACCTGCCGAGTTCTTCCACTTGACAGAGAAGTCGGTAAGTTCCGTTGTGGATAACCACAATCTTGCCGAAAGTGTAGCCGTATTCTCATTCTGCGCATCTGTCAGTATCGAGCGGTTAGCTGTTATCCATCCCATATATGAGTTGTTACCCATTGGCTGTATGAGAATAGTAACGAATCCGCTAACGTCCTGAGTGCTGCTATCACCAATCTTTGCAGTTCCGGTATATGTGAGTGTGTCTGAGCTTGTAGAACTGCTTGATGCAAGGTTCTTGAATATTTTCAACCTTCCGTTTGCATCTATACCGAACTTGCCATCTCCTGTAAGCTGAAACGTACCGCTCGTACTTCCGCTAAACACAAGCAGAGTATCACCATACTGCCAATGATGGTTGCTGAGAGATACGATATTACCTTTCGCACTCTTAACCACAGGGGTAAGGATAGGTCGAGCCGTATCATCAGTTTCCCAGTTAGGGAAGGGTGTAGCGTTGTCATTATTTGCATCCACGCCTTGAAATAGAGGCTGTGTGCTCTCTATTGAGATTGACAAAGAATCGTTGTTACGAACTCTTCGTACAGGTATACAACCTTGTGCTGAGTAATTAGTATATGCCATCTTTATTCCTCCGTATTTTTAAATTGTTCCAACTCTTGCTCGGTCATAGCCTTACCACCGATATTCTTAACACGCTCATCCAAGGTATCACCTTGAATATTGTTGCTCATCAACACTTCCTTCTCGTTGAGAATCATCTTGCCGTGAGCAGTTATGTGGGTATGCAGGTTGAATCCGAGACCCAACGCTTGCACCTTGTCTAATATTACATACATCATACGCTTATCGTTCCTTTTGCTAATTCAACTTTATTACCCCAAAAAGCAGTGATGGTGAAGATACAGCTAGTAGAATCACCGATGTCATCATCATCATCCGTCCATGCTATATCTATCGTTCCATCAAAGTTCTTGACCTTATCCTTATTCTGCCAAGCCGCATCATTGACAGCATCACCACTATCTCGCACGATGTTCCACGATGTTACTTGGTCTGTAATATTCTCAAAACCACGTATCACGGAACATTCTACATGGTTTGTCTCGCCCTTGTCTATCCATTCTCCTGTGCTCTGCGTAATATTGAGTGTAGCATCAAGGATGGCATTCTGCGCCTTCCAGAAATCATTACCCCTTGCAGGTTCACTCGTTACATTTGTTCCTTCGGGTGCAACACAGAGCCATGTCGTTCCGTTGTGCGTCACTTGGTCGTAGTACACGTAGGTATCTCCTTGCTTCCAATCGCCACGATAGTTGATGGTCTTAATAGGTAAACCCTCAACGGTTACTATCTCGAAGTACTGAGAGTAGAACCGCACCTTCTTCGGACTTATTTCATAAACAAGGTTATCATTGCCGAGTGTGTAGCTGTGGACGTTAGTGTAGCCGACCTCTCTAGGAGCGTTATCACCATAGGTTTCTTTAACCACGAAGCTCATTCGGTTTGTGTTCGTGCGGTTACCCATGAGAACGATTGTGTCTCCAGCAGCAGGGTTATCACTACCTTCTGCCTTATCACTTGCAGAGATAACTATCCATGAGAATTTCTTTCCGTCATAGAGGATATTGTTGTTAGAATCCCTTATCTCTTCATTATCCGTAGACACATCAGTAATCTTACGCCAATAGAACTTGTTCGATACGTCCTCATATACGCCAGCCTTGATGTTGAACGTCTCACAGCGTACTTGGTCATCAACCTCAAACATATTCGTTGTAGCGGTTGTACCATCATCTGCTAAGAGAAAACATTTCCAGCCTGTTACTTCGCCTTGAGCATCTGTTATCTCTCTTACCTCGAATATCTTTCCGGCAGAAGGAGAGAATACAAGATTGCCGCCTACATAGGTCAGCTCACGGATGGTAAGGTTATTGAAGTATGCCTTTCCCCATACACTGATGTCGGTAACATTCAATCCGTATTTCCCGTCCTTTCGCTTATAGAATCCGAAACCTGACTGAGTTGCATCATCGTAATCAGCAGAGTTGAGTAAGTTAATGGTTACATTTCCATTTGCATCAATGCTGTATGCGTTGGAATTGCCTATGAGGATGCCTTGAAGGAACTTCTGTACCTTCTCCCAAGTGATAGTGCCCTTTGCTGTGTTATCCAGCAGCCTAGATACAAACTCCATCCTAGAACGTCTAGCAGAATAAACGTTACTATCGGATGCAGGAGTGGTATCGTTCATGCCAATTACATAGACACCTCCACCATTACCGCTTCCCGTGCCGCCTATCTGCATTCCATTCACCTTGATGGAATCAACCTTGTCTTCCAACTTACCCAACCGGCTTGTTGCAGCCTTTTCTCCTACAGTGTACTGAGGGTGGTCGTAAGGGATATCCAAAGGTATCTCCATTCCGATGATACGAGAGTTTCGGTAGTGCTTGCCATCCGCGTCCACCTGCGCAAACATATCATTAATCAGCTTTACCTGCTCACCGAGAGGATGGTAATCGTATGTTCCATCATTGTAGAACTTATCGCCATCCATCGTGCAGGTGAAGTTTGAGTTGCTGATCATGGTTTTCTGATAGTACTGCTTCGATCTATCGAACAGAGACAACTGAGCAGTAGGGATGAGGTCCGTATCTGTAATTTTGGTTGCGTCCCAGTTGAACAGAAAGTACTTATCACCAACCTTTGGGCACATAACGCCATCGGGAAGAGTTCTTCCGTAGGTATCGTTTGCCACAATCTCAAAGTAGTTAACCTTGTCGATAACCTTGAAGCTGACATCGAACTCCATACCCATGAGAGCACCGCTAGTGAACTTGATGCCTAAGGTGAGGTTACTCTTTATCCAACTCTCCTTGAAGTTATTAGTGAAAGAGTCTGTAGAAGTGACCTGCCAAAATGTCTGTGTAGTCTTCGTTCCGTCTTCGTTATCAACGGTGCTATCATAGGTCTTGATACTGCTGACTACACTTTCCACCTTTGGATATTCCTCCTCAAACATCACGACACCTTCGATAGCCTGCTTGTCGTTCTTCACGACATTCACATTCTCCAGGTAACCATTCTTGGCATAGAACCCATCACTATCTACTTCCTTGTTAGGGAGCATGAGGTAATCAGTAGCAACACCATCGGTGGTGACGTCCGCATCGGCACCAGTGAAATATCCTTTCGGAATATTCCTATCTGAACCGAATGCGTACAGTCTCGTAATATAAGTTGACTTGGATTCCGAATAGGACATAGACAGAACATTAACATCCTGCTCGAATGTTGTCTGTCCTTCCATTTCGCAATATCCAAGGTATATAATGGAGCCATCTATCCACCACTCGCAGTTGAGTGCGTCTTCGGAACAGATGGCGTTGAGAGCATCAAGAATACTGATGGAGCCGTACTCGATCAAGAATCTCTTCTGAACATCGAAAGCCTTGTTGTTGTAAGTAGTGTAGTCAACAGAGAACTCCTTGCCATTGTACGTAAGACCTAGCGCCTTGAGGTTGCCGAGTATAACGTTCATGTGTACGCCTACCGTTGTGGTAAGCTTGAAGGAGGTCTCGTTTGCTCCGTGCTGAGGGCGATACTTGCAAAGCTTATTCTTCCAAGACATATAGTAGGCATCCATCTGCATTTCGTAGTCGTAGCCATCACTATCATTGTGCTTAGGGAAGTATGATGATGTAAGCTCAAAGTAGCCGAAGTCGGGAATCTCCACGGAGTCCCCAATCTCGAAATAGATAGGAGTTGCCGTAGTGAACTTCAAGATGATGTAGTGGTGGTCCATAAGCTGATATGACAGCTTAGAACCCTCACCGAAGTCCTCTAGCGTGAAGAATACCTTGTTATTTCTCTTAATCTGAATCATTAGCTTGTATATTTACTTGTTTCACCTCTGTCACTAGGGTCTGGCTCGTTGAGCTTTAGACTGAACTTTGCCATTTCCCGAATGAACTGACTGAATTGAGTGCAGGAGAGATAGATGCACCGATACCACACATTAGGCTGAAATCGGGTGCGGATAACCAACTCCCCCTTGGCAAGAACCTCCTCGCAGAACCTAGCATAGTTCGTCATGAACGTATCTGAGTCCTTGGCGGTCATATTGAACGGCAGCGTTATCTCCCTCTCATCCAATCTAGGATTGTGCTTGATAACTGACTTTCCGTCCTTTGAACGATACTTGTTGCTGATGAACTCCTTGTTTGGTGCAGGGGTCATGAGCGTACTGAGGGCGGTTTCGTCTAGGAAGATGCCCCACGTAAGGTAGGCATCATTGCCATTGATGTAAAGTTGTCCCTTAAGCATAACTATTTAATCATTAAATAACCTCATAGGCTTCGCTGTAAGCCGCTTTTGCTATTGTTGAGTATAGTTGTAAGGGTTGACAAGCGAAAAGCCTATAGAGGTCAAATATCCTTTAATCTTCTGTTCATGTCATCCAGCTTGGTTCCGAAGTCATTGTAGGTAAGCTTTGAATACTTAACGATGTCTTCGAGGTAGCTGTTTGTCATAATCATCAAGTTTCTAATCTCCAATACCGCGCCATTGGTTGAGATACCGAGTGTAACGATGCTCTCCATCTGAGATATGGTGGTAGTCATGTTCTGAGCGATGGACTCTCCTGCAATCTGCAGGGCGGTGAAGCGACCATTCAGCTCATCGGCGGTATCTTGCCCCATAGAAGACCATCCTCCGCTCGTTGCGGTCTGTGATGCGGATGATGAACCAGTGTAGCCAGTTACCTTTGCCCATTCGTCACGTCTCTTCAAGCCTTCCTGGACTATATCATCGTAACGCTTGTTGAATGCTTCAATATCTGTTTCGGAAAGCTTGCCATCGTTGTCCTTGATAGCCTTCGCCCAATCATCATAGAGCTTCTTCAAGTCGCCGTTGATAAGGTCTTCCATAGAGTAGGAGAGAAGAGCCTTTTGCATCATTTCAGCGAAATCGTCTGCAAAGTCCTGCGCTGACTTGCTCATATCCATGAGGTCTGATACGAAGCTATCCTTCATGCTGTCAAAGGAAATCTGCGTAAGGCTTTCCTTCAGCTTGTCTGATAACTCTTCCAGCTTGCCCGCTTGGTCTATGTAGTCATTCAGCTTCTCCGTCAGACGCCCACCATAGTTACCCTTGCCAGTGTTCTCGATATGCTCCCAGATGGCAACGTTGCCACGGAGGAGCTTCATTTCCTCTGGGCTGAGGGAGAAGAGGTCGCCATTGAAATCTGATTTGATGTTCTTCTTGATCCAATCCATCTCGTCACTACCGAAGCCGCCCCAATAAGCGTTCCATGAGTGGTGCGAACCATGATAGCTTGCCTGTGCCTTTGCGATGTCGAGGTAGTTCTGATTGGTCTCCTGCTGATTCTTGTAGGCTTGCTCGTAGTATGAGGTTGCCTTGGAGCCGTAGGAATTTTCCATTGCATCAGTCAAATCCTCGATGGATTGCTGCAAGAGGGTATTTCTATCCGTCAGCCTTTCGATGGTATCATTGACCTTCTTTGCATTTCCATCTCCACCGAACAGACTATTGAAGCCACCGAATGAAAGCGTGTTGAGGATATGAGAAACGTTGTTCCCGATACTCTTCAATGGCTTCATAACGATGTCACCCGATAAAGCATCATCGAGGATGCCCGTTACTGCGCCAAAGACCGTGTCCATGAGGTTACTGATGAGCGTTCCGAAGCCATCTTTCAGAATATCGAGGATGCCGAGTATTGCGGAGATTATTTCACCTGCCATACCGCTATCCCCTAAAGCTTTCGTCAGAGATTTGGCTGCGTCACTATCTTTACCGAGCAACCCTTGGATGCCCTTTGCTAGAGTGTTGGCAACGTCCTTCTGCATAGAGCCACCGAAAAGCTTGTCAAGCCCTAGAATGGAGTTTCCTATGCCTTTGAGCGACCCCGATGTAAGACCCTGCAAACCATTTTCAAGTTGCTGAAACTGAGAAACTTCCTTCTGTGCAGATGTCTGCAAGTCTGATGATGCCTTCTGAACTGATGAACCGAACTCCAAAACGTTGTTAGATGCGGTAGCAAGTACGCCCTGCGCTCTAGAGAGGTTGGCTTCAGCCTTGCTGATACTTGTCTTGTCACCACTCTTCTTAGCCTTAGCGAGGTCTTCCTGCGCCTTGGTGACGGCTTTCGTGGCTTCAATCTCTCGCTCTTGTGCGTCAATATAGCCCTGCATGGCTGACTGATAGGAGTTGATATCGTCAGAGACCTTCTTGAAAATGTCACTATCCCAGACGGTGGCAGAGCCTTGTAACTTGGAGATAAGTTCCTGTATGGTCTTCTGCTCATTAACATCTGTTGTGCTCTTGGAGAGTTCTTGCAGCTTCTCAATGGTAGGCTCCAGTTGGTCCTTGAACATAGCTCCGAAGTCTCCGAAGATGCTTCCCCAATCGATGTTCTGTCTGATGGCATTTATCTCGATGGTTTGGAGGTCCTTCTTTCTCTGCTGCTGAAGAGAGAGCTTTTCGCCCTGCGTCTGAGCCTTGGCAATCTTCTCCTCGTACTCCTCAGCAATGGCTTGCTTCTGCTGATAGAGAGAACCATACTCCTTCAAGTAGTCGCGCATAGAGGTAAGGGCTTCCCTGTTGACCTCATCAAGCTTCTTATTGTACTCTTGGGTAGCGAGGTCTCTTGCCTTATTGAGGGCATTGGTCTGAGCAGAGGTAAGGGTTGCCTTTTTTCCAGCTTCCTTGTTTTTCTTCTTGAACTCTGCTTCCTGCTTGTCAATCTCGGCATTGCGCTTAGCATAGTCGTTCTTGATTTGAGCAAGCTTCTTCTCCGTGCCTTCCTGCATCTGAGATATATCGGTGTCGATATTTTCCTGCTGCAGCTGCTTCAAATCTTCGTTCAGTTCCTCCTGGGCCTTCTTACGGTCTTCTGCTAGCTTCTTGGCATCGGCGGCTGCTTTCTTGGCTTTGGCAGCGTTCTTCTTGGCATTGGCTTCTGCCTCTTCCTTCTCACGCTGTTTCCTCTTGGCATTGTCATCTGCCTTGGTCTGCTTGGTATTCGCCGCATTGGTATAATCCCATCCTCGCTGGGCGATATCGTTGGTTGACATCCATTTGCCATTGACTAGCGCACCAGACTTCTTGTTGTTTGCAAGGTCGCGTGCCAAAGCGGAAAAGTACTTACCTAAGCGTCCCAGTTCCGGAATATTCATATTCTGCATCCAAGATGGTATCTTGGCATCGAAGTTGACGTGGAAGTTGATATTGTTCTCCGAATAGTTCTGCATGAACTCCTTGACACGGTTGTAGAGAACGTGTACATCCTCGCCGGCACCCTGGAGCTGCTTCTGCAAAGCGTTTATCCTATCCTTGGTAGAAGTTGCCTTGTTGCCAAAATTCTCAGTTGCATCTGCTCCCTTGTTAACATTGTCGGTTTCCTCGGCATGTATCTTCTTGGCTGCACGTAACTCGTATAAGTAGCCCACCATAGCTTTCCTGGCATCGCTTGTCTTGTCACCCGTAAAACCAAAGGCATTAGCTAGCTTTTCAGATTCGGATATCAAAGAAGCCTCTAACTGATTGTATTGCTTCAGATAGGTCTGATACTCCTTGGAGTGCTCATTCAAGCCAGCCATCTTCTGTGTTAGGTCATCAAACTGCTTGATAACCGAGTCAGATACAATGTTCTGTATGCCGACGGCTATACCGCTGCTAGAGGTTCCATAATCCTTCAACTTACCCAAAAGGGCTTGCTGAGCGCTATCAACACGGTTGTTGTATTCTTCATTAGCCTTGGAGATTGCATTGGCTCTGTTGCGCTCTGTAGCCTCCAGCTTGATTTGCTCGACGAGTTCTTTAGATTTGTCTATCTCCTGCTGCTTAACATCCACAAGGTTGCTCTCGTCATCCTTGATCTTGTCAATAGCAATCCCGTAGTTGTCATAGATGTTTGACAGCTCCTTGATGGTGTCCTTGTAAACCTTGGAGCCTTCCTTTGCAGTCTTCAGAATGGAGACTAGCGACTCGACCTTGCTTGATGCTTCATTTGCACTCTCGGTAAACTTTGAGGTCTTGGTAGCGGCATCCTCAGCGCTATTTCCGAAAAGATTGAACATCGTGACTCCAGCTGCTACTGCACCAAGAACCAGACCGAGAACATTTGAAGAAGAGACCAAATTGAACAGAGCCATGGCATCCTTGGCGGTTGTGATAGACTTCGCTAAAGACAAGAATGCTTTCGCACTCTCCCAAGCTACCTGTGCCTTAGATATTGCTATCATCGATATCACCGCAGCCTTGTATGCTCCATACGCTGCAACAACGGTCATGAGTACCTTGCCTACCGTCTCCCAATTCTCAACGAGGGTGGAAACGATTCCCAATCCGGTATTGATAACACCCTCCTGGGATTTGCCCAGCTCATTGAACATCTGCTCGATGGCATCTTTTATGTTGCTTATCTGACCGGTAATAGTCTTGGACTGAGCTTCCATCAAGCCACCGAACTTGCTACCCTCGGCGGTCATGCTCTGCATTGCCTGGATGAAGATATCGCTGGTAACCTTGCCTGCCTTGATTTGCTTCTGGACCTCCTTGATGGCGTTGATAACGTCAAGACCCATAACCTTGGCTGTCTCGTCTGCGATAGGAATACCTCGGTTGAGGAACTGGTACAGGTCCATCGTGTCCATCTTGCCCTTGGCGATGGTGGTGCCGTAAAGCATCACGAGGTCTTTAAGGTTCATACCCATACCTGCTGCAACGTCTCCCAATCCGATAAGCGTCTTGTTGACGTCCTCGGCTGCTACGTTGAACGCAAGGAGCTGCTTGGCTCCCTCTGTAACGTCTTCAACCCCGAAAGGTGTGACGGCTGCCGTGCGGATCAACTGCTTCATGAGAGCATCAGCTTTCTCCTCAGACTGCAACATCGTCTTGAATGCCATTTCTGTCTGCTGGAACTGACCGCGGACCTGCATCATCTGATTGACGAACTTGCCAATGCTCCAACCGCCAATGGCAATGTTCATACTGTTCTGTATATTCGAGATTACATCGTCAATAGAATTTCCGTCCTTCTCAACCATCTTAGCAGTCTGATGAACTGCGTTCTGAATGTCTCGAAAACCGGAAACGACCTTGGCTGTCTCGACTATTGTATCGAATTTAATGCTTGGCATAATGTTCTATTTTTCCTTGAATTTACACTCTGTTATAAAGAATCTCCGGAGAAATACCAAATACGAGTGTTCGATATGTGAACTCTACGTGCGTGCGCAGGAAGACTTCGGTTAAATCTCGGTCTCTGATTCTATCACCGCCTTCATGACCGCCTCCTTGTTGTTGCCATCGATGACCTCTTCCCCTGCTGCCGGTATATGGGCTTTCTTCCTCTCCTCGTCAGACAGATAGATTGAAGTAATCTTGTCTTTGAGCATGAGAGTCAGGTTGTTATACGATATTCCCCATACCACGTAATCGAAAGTCCATCCGTATCTTTCGCAAGCAGCGTCTATGAGTGTTCCCCATATTGTCTTGCCTCCGAAGATAAAGCTATTCTCCGACTTCTTTGCTGCGTTGACCTTTGCCATACGCTTCGCTTCTTCTTCCATTCCTGTCTCTTTGGCTATTGTCTGGTATGAGTTAGCCTTAAGGATAATGATGAGGAGAGTGGCTATATCCTCGTTGGAACATTCTTTGAAGATTAACTCCGTCTGCCTGCTTACGCATTTGGAGTCTAGTATTTCGTTCTTTGTATTGAGTGAGTGATATGCAATCAATCTGCAGCATGTCTCCCTTTTGGTGTTTGCAACTCGCAATGCTTCCAAGAATGGATCAGCTTGAAGTAACTCTTTGTCTAGCTCCAAGCTATCTACTAACTGCGACGTTAGGTACATCATGCCCAGTGTAGTAGGGTAGATGTTAACGTGAGCGTGCTCAGTATCAAAGCCTATCGGCATATCTGTGAGCGTATTCGATATAATGATTCCTAACTCTTCCATATCACTCGAATTTAAATTGTTGGCACCCAAGGCAGGACTCGAACCTGCGTCTTTCAACCAGCTTTTGAAGACCCTGGATTTTTTTGCATGCGACGGACTATTTGGTCTCGCTCTCCCAACTGAGCTACTTGGGTAGGTTGCCGGCTGATAACCCTCAGTCGGCAGAAGGGATATTAGGATATGCCTATGTCTCTTCGTAAGTTTCCGTGATTTCAGCAGGAGCGGTATTGCCATCCTGCGGCTTTTTGAAAGCCAAGGCATACTTTTCACCTGTTCCCTTTGTAGCAGTAATGACACGCCAACGGTAAGCACAATAGACTTCCTCGTTCTTTGAATTGACAGTCTTAGCTACCACGTCACCCTCTGGGATAAGAGCTGCGTGGGTATAAGTGATGGAAGCACCTTCTTCTGTTGTATAGCCCTCCTCGGCACCGATGGTGGTATTACCCATGTAAACGCCAGGAAGCTCGGCGTCTTCTGGCTGGATAGCCAAACGGTAGTTACCCTCAATGATACCATCAATAGTCTTGAATGGCTGCGACTGGTTCTTCTTGATGAAGAGCTGATATACAGCCTCGTAGGTGGACTTCTTTGTCTTGCGGTCAACAATTCCGCCACCTTCCTCAACCTGGGTCATAGTATCGCCTTTCGTTGGAGTAACAGTAGTAGTGCCATCCTTTGGAGTTGGGAGCTTAGTCCACTCGTTCTTTTTGCTACCTACCTCTTGAACGTAGATAGTGCATTTGCCCCATGATGTTACTGACATAATTTAATCGTTTATGAGTTTATATTCAACTTGATTATTTATTACATGTTCTCCCGTGCTTGCTGCATATACCCTCTGCTCAATAGCGTGGGCAGCATATTCGCTCGTTCTGAACGTTTCCAAGAGATTCCAAGCCAGTTTGCAGATTTCGTCAACTCTGATAGTGTTCTCCTCGAACTGCCCATCTACGTCCTGGTCTTGTGTATAAATATTTACATTTATAATTGCCGTTTGAAGCTGCGTTCCCTCATTAGCCAAGATGGAGATAACGACATCTTCCTTATGAGAATTATGCGGTCTCATCGTCTTTGACAGCTTGCCATTGACGTTGTTCATGAAACCACTTTCATTGATGTACCGGTAAACATCTGTCTTAATAGCTCCGTCTGATTTCATATCTTCCACTTGTTTATTTCATTAACTGCTGAGTCTATTGCTGTCTTCACACGCTGCTCTACAATGGATGTGGCCCATATCTTCGTTGAAGCGAGGACATCCTTGCTTTCCAAGGCTTCCACCTCTCCTGCGTATTCCATTCCGGCAACGACAACCAAAGCATAAACCCTGGAATATTCCTTTGCAAGGTCATTGATCATCTTCTTGCCCTTTGCAGAGCCGTCTGTGCCACTGAGAACCTGCGAAAAGGCTGATTCCATATATTTACTTCCCTGCTCGTACACGGCGAAGCCTATAGAACTTCTTAGGTTGCCCGTATGGTCTATCCAGCTTTCCTTGGCAGACCTGTTACGGATTCTAACCACAGATTCGTCTCCTAGCTTGCTCAATGCCTTAAGCACATTCTGCTGTATCTTCCTTGCGGCTCTTTGTAGGAAGGCATCGAGAGCGGAAGCGCTGGTTGTCATTCTTATGCCCATATCTTACACTGGAGTTGATAACGATGAAATCCCTTGACCTTGATAATTACCTCCTCAGCCCCTAAAATATCTAGCTTGATAAAATCCCCATAAGAGAACTTTTCAATTCCTACGGGCAAATTATGCACTTCGTAGGAGTAGTAATCAATAGAACCGTCAGATGTAACTAACTTGTTGGCCTCGCCAGCAGGAACTACATCACAAGTGCAGCAGAACTTCCACTCGGTCTTGCCCTGGTGATAATTTCCATCATCATCTGTATAGCCAGCTACCTTCTGCTGCCGGTATAGCTTTGAGGCATGAAAACTCAATAGACTCATCAGCAATTAATGTAAACTGTCGGCTTTGGAGTAAGTGAAACCTCCTCCTCGCCGATAGAGTTATATAAACGATTGACTTGAACTAATATAGCCTTTCGCTGGTCTTCCGAGAGGGAACCTATTGATTTGTCCGCTTCGGAGAAGCTAACGGCTTGTATGAGAGAAAGCAGACAGTCGGCAAGCGTTCCTTTGTAGGCGTCACTTCTGGCAACGTCACCAGTGAACTCTGATTCGATATCGAGGTCACGCTTTATGCAAGCGTTTTCCACGAAACCATAGGGGATAGGGATGTGTACCTCATCCACCAAAGCTTGTCCGACCGTCTTCATGATTACTCCTCAGCTTTAGCTGCCTTTTCCTTGAACTCCTTCTTCTTCACAGGAGGAAGCTCGTTATAGGCATCAATAACCTCCTTGTCGCTGGCGTCACTAGGAAGTGTAGCACCAAGAGCGTTGAGAGTTGTGATAGCCTCCGGCTTCTTATAGGTCACATCAGAGATTGTTACCTTAGCGTCATCTGTATCTGCTTTCTCCTTTTCGGTATCAACCGAAACGTCTGGGTCTGCCAGCTTAGTATCAATCTGATAGATTGTGTCAACGTCCTCGATGACAGGCAAGCAGTATGCCTGCACCGCAGTAGTCTCACGCAATGGATCAGTTGTTGAATACTGAGAAATAAGCTTGTAATCAATCTGCTGATAGGTTACACCTGCCACTCTGTTGGTTGCCTCTGCTACCTGACCGTAAACGAAGGCACCAATCATCTGTGAGCAGACACCGATAATCATATCGTTGTTCCAAGGCTTAACGCTCTTCTTCACACCATCATGCTCCAAGCGGACAGTACGGTTGATGATTCGGAATGATACACCGGTCTCATCCAAGAATGCCTCCTGGAATACGCTGGCAGTAGGAACCGGGAGCTTTGTGTTGGAATCGTAAGTCTGACCCTTATAGTTGGCAACAAGCTCGCGAGCGTCTTGTGCCTTCTTCAGTTCGTCAAACTTAGCCTTTCCAATCCAGAAGATCAAGATGGTGTTGCCATCATTCGATGCTCGATCGATACATTCCTTCAAGTCTGCAACTGTAACACCATTCTCAACATTGTTGATGCCGAGCTGATTTTCTGGCAAGTACTGATACTTGATACGGAGCAACTCATTTGGATTATCGTCGTCACGAACAGCTACGTAGCCGTTAGAAAGACCATACAGAAGGGCGTACTCATTACGCTCATCAACACCGACATTACAAGCTACCGGGTCCTGCGCCAACTTACGGCGAATCTCTGCTGTCTGACCGCCCTGTGCTTCCATGAGTCGGAGGGAAAGAATATCTGACTCCTTCAAGAACTTCTTCATACCAACCTTTGGCAGTTTGCCGTTGGCGGTTGAAATCTTGTCACGAGACTTCAAAGGAACCGGAGAATCCACTGCCACGTAGTCAGCAGCTACGTAAGAGGTATCAACTGTGTCGGCTTCCCATTTGTTGTCGGTAGAATAAACACGGCGGAGAATGGATGTATCTTTGTGGAGATACGTCATCTCGTTCTTGCGCTTACCGTTAATCTTCTCAATCAAGGTCTTCAGGATTGGGAAGAAACTCAAGATATACTTAAGAAATAAAGAACTCTGTTGCATAAATCACCTCCTTAACCGATTGCATCGTGTCCCCACTGAAGAGTAGGAACGGCTGTTTTCAAAGCTGCCTTGATTGTATCGACAGGATAAGGGACAGCCTTATCATTAGCCTCACCTGCCGTCATAACACCTACATGAGGGGTATCTATAGGAGCAGTTGTCATGCAGACACCTACATACTCGTGATTTTCCGGTAATGAAGCATAAGCCTCACCTGTTACCGGCATTGGCTTGTACTCACCTGACTTGGTATCACGAATGATAATGTGTCCGCACTGGATGAACTCTCCAGAGAAACCTGTCATGTCAAGAATGACACCACCCATGATGCCATTCACGTAATTTCTGATGATTACAGACTCCTTGCCTGAATCAAACGTTTTTGTCTTGCTTACGCCATACATAACTTTTAAAATTTAAAGATTACATAGTTTCGGCAAGCTCATCAATCTCATTGTCCTTGATAACCTCAACCTCTTCCTTCTTAGGCTTTCTCTGAGCCGCAGGAGCACCAAGCTTTCCGAGACCTTCGTTAGCACGCTCTTGATCGATAGCTGCCAAGTCCTCCACAACACCATCATAGAAATCGTCGAAATCAGATTCGTTCTCGAACTTCATCTTGTCGAAATTCTTCAAGACAGTCTTTCCGAACGTACCTTTGTCCTTAAGGAGTGCCTTCAGCTTAGAACGGCGGCCATCATTCTCACGCTCTGACTTCAAACCGAGGATTTCGGTCTGCAAGGCTTTGTTCTGAGTAATGAGTGCCTGCGCCCATGCTGGGACCTGCTCATCTTTCTCTTTCTTCTGTTTGCGGATTGGTTTCTTGTTGCCGGCAGGGTCATCATCATCGTCATCGACCTCGTCGTCATCCAAGTCTTGACTATCCTTAAAACTCTGGATAGTACGCTGCGCGGTCTTTTGCGCAATCTTAAGATAAGGAAGAACCGCATTAACCTGCTTTTCAATCTCTGCGTTTACATCCTCGTCTGAGGCTTCTTCATCGAGTTCTAAGTTATTGGCAACATCGGCAGCAATACCCTCTAACTCCTCTCTACTGAACCCCAACGCCTTTGATTTGGGTTTCAGAATAACTAAAACTTGCTTCGTTCTTTTTTTCATTCTAACTAAATATTTAATTGAACAATAAAATTCAAGAAATATCCCAGTACGAAGCGATAGCAATAAGTAATGCTGCAAAATTATAAAAAAAGTATTTAATCACCAAATATATTGCAAGGAAATATACTTAATGATTAAATACTTTATGGTTACATATAAATATTAATCTGGATAATTGAGCTTATCCGGTCCAGCTGTGGATAGATATACTGAGAACATATCACATAGCTCTTTTGCTCCTTTTAAGTCGTTGAGCCTATAATTACCGCATTCCACTTCCGATGCACCTGGAATCGTCTTTGATAGCGAACATGCTTTAAAAGCTTCCACCATCATTTCCTTTATTAGCTTTGAAGTCCATGTACCTTTAAGGATAAGATAAAAACCTGTAAGACATCCCATCGGACCAAAATACAGAACCGAATTGCTAAGAGGGCTATCATTGCGTAAGTAGTCTGCCATCATATGCTCTATTGTGTGCGCGACAGCTGGTGACATCATATCCTTATTTGGCTTGCACACACGAATATCGAATGTTGTAGCAGTCTCCAATCCCCATTTATCTACTCTCGAAACATAAAGACCTGGCTTCAGTTTCGTATGATCAACTTTAAAACTTGGTATCATTCTCTAATAATTTACAAACAACACTAAATGCATTTTCGGCAAGACTATCCCAAAAACCTGCATACTGCTCGGTCTGGTTCGGCTCCAGGGGATTATCGCTAATAACTCGGATGGACGTAAAACCAATACCCTTCTTGTAGCATACCTGCGCGAGGGCAGCAGACTCCATGTCAATAGCACATACGTTATAAGAATTAGGAAGAAACTCCTTAATTGCCAATACCTGCTCCCTCGTAGTGACAAACTTATCTCCCGTAGCTATGGTTCCTAATCTGAATCTTTCATCCATATCAATCCAGGAGAAATCAGAAGGAAAGACTGCCGGCATACCTTGAACTTGTCCATTGGCATTCGGCTCGCCGCAATATACATCGTGGTAACAGTATGAATTGCCAATCACGACATTACCAGGTTTCAATCCCGCAACGGCAGCACCGGCACATCCTACCGATATAACTCTTGTAACAACGTCATTTGCGACAGAAGAGAGAAAATCGGTTAAACCGATAGCTGCATTTACCTTTCCTATTCCCGTCTTAAACAACACCGTGTTTTGCATATCCGACTTCATAAGCCATTCTCTGATAAGGTCGTATTCCTTATCCATAGCAGTAACTATGACAATCATTGCGCACCTCCTTTCGTTAGCTTAAGCTTCTTGCAACGGTTGTAAATAGCGTTCTCGTCCACGCCAATCTTGGTAGCAATGGCTTTTACCGGGTACTTGCCATACATCCTGCGAATGATGAAATCCTCGTCAGCAGTAAACACGTGGCTCTTGCTGATACCCATTTCCTTCATCTTGCGATGGATGGCCCAATAATTACGATTGAGTTGTTTTGCAATCTCCGTTGTCGTCATCACCAAAGCGTTTACCTTGATGAACTCAATCTCTTCTGCACTAAAATGTTTTCCTCTACTCATTATTTTATATCTGGGTTCATTAAGCCGCCCAAGGCTTTCTTTCTCTTTCTGTTATATCTTCTGTTTGCAGCAATCCTTTCAGCGTTCTCTTTACGATAGACTTCCATTCTTGCCAATAAATGTTCCTTATGCTCCTGGTAGTACCTTCTATGGTATTCCCGGATATCTTCCTCACTTCTCGCCATGAACCTTGTCTTTTATAAGTTCGTACAGTGATGGGCTGAGTGTGCTCCATTGATCATTCTCGTCTTTCACGAGATAGAATCCATCAGGAACATAGAACTCTCGATTTCTCAACCTAACTATCAATGTCTGTTTAGTGCAGTCTCCGCTGACAGTCTTTACTAACTCTGAAACGTCCGGGCATTTCCATAATTCTTGGATGTTCTCGGAAGATACTTTAATTGCAATCATATCACTTGAACTTGATGATGAAAAATTCATGATCCAACCACTTGCCTGGACAAAGACCTTTCTTCGGCTTACCGATGGTGATACTCTCAATCTCCTTCTCTACCTTTGGGCTATCGTCATAGTAGCCGTTCCTGAAGAGAACGTGGGTGAATGGTACGAACTTCATTGTACCATTATTCAGTTTCTCCTTGATAGTATTGATGTCTATAAGCATTTCAAATGTCTTACCGATATGAAGCTTATCGTACTTATCGAAATCTTTGAATTTCTCATCCTTGATAAGGAGAAGGCGACTCATCCAAAAATCTTTAATTACCCGATACTCTTCATTCTTTTCGCCCGACACTATCATATCGAACCATTCCTTGCTGACTGTGAGGCTAAGAACCTTCTTCTTTGCTTCTGATAAATACTTATCCATTACTTTAGTTAATCTTTCCATAAGCTAACTTATTTTCCCTCTGTTGCTACAACAAAGAAATCGTCACCAATGTCTTTTCTTCTATTCAACTCTTTGCAAAGTACAGATGTATCAGCAAGGTTGATATGCTGGTTTACATACTCCTCCTTATCTGTGAAGGTAAGGAGTGTTTCATCTAGGTTACTTACTTCCTCTATATTCTCCACACTTTCCGAAAGAGATTTGATTTCTCCATGGATAAAGTCATACACATTTTTATCGATAACTTTCTGTCTTGTCAGAGTTTCGACTGCTGTTTGAATCTTTAAGATTGATTTTTGCATTTCTTGTTTCATGATCATATTTTTTTAGTTTATTTGAACTACCTAATATATCTCTAATATCGAAAGGATTTTTACCAGCCAACCTAGCAAGGCAATTCATTAGCTTACGAGAATATCTTGCAGTAATCTTTTCTGCCTTTACGATACGATGGTCAACTCTGCCATGACAACCACCTTTAGTGGCATAATACAAAGCCCATCTAGGCTCCCAGTATTGCTTTATCTTTGACAGCTCTTTAGAAATGTCCAAGCCTTTCAAGCGCATCAAGTCATATAAAAAACTGCCAGAGTGATACTTCATAATTTTCTTTGCCAACCTAACTTTCATATACTACTTCTTTTTATGACAAGGGCAGCTCTTGGCGTGGATAATAACATAAGCTCCATGTTCCCTGCCCACAAACAAGTAGTCATGCCCTTTCTTGGTGAATATTTTTATATTAAACTCTTCTTTTTCGTGTGGAGTTCCTAAGCTGAAATAAACTCTAAAACCAATTACACCTATTAAGAAAATCAAAATGAGCAAAACGGCTGATTTGATTAAATCTAATATCTTATTCTTCATACGCTACTTATCGAATTTGTTGCCGACAACTACCATATCTTCAGAATGGTAGTGAACTAAGAAATCTTGACCAAAGCAGAAAGCAGCAGCTTTACTATCCCAATTAATATCACCTCTTCTTTCCGCATTGTTATCTTTGTGCATAACTATATCCCCCTCATAGATAGGTGTTCCATTCTTGTCTTTCAGTCCTGTGAACATACAGACTGTTGAAGGGTCAATTTGAGTCCAATACCAAGAATGTTCTTCTTTTTTGGCAATAAGAATACATAGGTTGTAATCCATGTCTCTTTGAAGAAAACCTTCTTTCCATTCTCCTGTTCCAAGTTCTTTAGCCTTAAACTTTATATTTTCTGTTTTCATAAGCTACTTCTTTTTCCAATATTTACCAATTAAATAACCGATAACTCCACCCATAAAAGCTACATATAGAACAGCTAGGGTAAGAACAATATAGAATCCAAACATAACTATTCAAGTTTTACACCGAAGGGAGTTCCGTCGGCAAAGGTGAACCATTCAAAAGCCATTTCAAAATCAAGACGCTCAACATCTGTTTCGATTCCGTCTGTCTTTATTCTTTGAATAATGAGGTAAACGTCCTTACTGCTTTCTATGACCTTGTATTTAATGAACGGCTCATGTTTTCTTATTTCTTGCCAGCATTCTTCTTCGGTGTTGAATGGTCGGAACTTTGCTTCGCTTTGTTGTTTGATTCGATACTCGATATTGTTCCAATACTCAAGCTCTTTCATTTCCGTCCATTCATTCATATCTTGCCAGCTTTTGCTTAATGCGCTCGGTTTGGTTCTACACTCAATTACCTTTCCTTCTGCAAATGCCTGAATAATTGGCAGCATTTCTTTAGCTTCTTCTATTGTCATAATCAATCCTCCAATTCTATGTTATTTTCAGCTTCGTAGCCGTCTTGTGCCTCTTCACAATAACACCCTTCGCAAAGCCAACCTATACCAAGGTTATATCCTGGAATGATGTTCTTATTGCAATACTCACAGATAGCATCGCCAAGTTCATTTTGTAATTCTTCTCTTGTCATAATACATTCTTGTTTGTTTTGGCATAACTTTTGCTGTTAATTTAATGGCGATATTGACAGATTTTTAAATGTACATTTAAGTTATGGTTAAAAAAGTTACTGTTGAAATCTGCCGTAGAGCAGACAATGGGCAAATCTGTACTCGTAATTATGCAGATAAACACCCAAAGACAACTGTTATTGAACATCGTCAGCGCAAGACGAAGTAAGAATCTCCTCAATCTTTGAGGTAATGTAACCAATAAGATAGGCGTATGCTTCTTCATTTTCAGAACAAGGAGGTACGTCTATCTTATTCATTATCTCACAAGCAACGTGGTAAATCTCATGCGCCAAAGTACCCTTATCTTTGTTAGTCTTAGGGACATTTGACATCCATAAGATAATATTCCCTGTACTAAGAAGAACTGTTCTTCCAAGGATATTGCTATTAATATTCATTCCTCCAAGAATAGATAGAGTATCTTCTAAACCAAATCTTGAAATCAATTCCTCCTTTAGATAGTCGTAACTTCCAAAGTGAACCATAATGTCGGTATTGTATATGCCAATATTTATTATTTTGTTTACCTTATCCATATTCTCTTTCTTTTTACCCCCTCCCTGTTGCCAAGTAGAGGGTGGTTAGTTTATTTAAATATACTTTCAAAATTCCAATTATCACCATCGCAACAATCAGATTCTTCTACTCTTGACTTATCAACATCACAATATAAGACGCCATATTGTCGTTTTATATGCTTACAGTTGATACAAGCTGGTATTATTTCCATATTACTATCTATTTATATCCTTTGCAGGATGGTTAATCAATCTTCTTGATGCTATCGATTTCCATGCCAAATAGTACAAACAATCTATTCGAGCGAGTGCCATCTTTCTTGGCTGGGTTGATTCTTATTACAATATCGCCTGTATAGTAACTATTATATTGTTCTGGTGTGATGGTCTCAATCCAACATACATTACATCTAGAACAGCTCACTTTGTCACCAACCTTGTATGGTAGGCTTTCGATGTAATCATTTACGTAAGACCAAATCTCATTGTTAGCATCATTGATGATACTTTGTTGCTTGGCAACCTTTGCTTCTAATTCTTCTTTAGTCATATCTTTAAAATTTATGCCCGAAGGCGGTTAAACATCAAATCTTTCTGTCTTGATGAGTTATTATCTCACACTCATTTCCTCTACGATTCCAATAACCGCATTGGTAACATTTTCTTCCATAGAAAGGGCAATGGTGGTTTACTTGTGTTGCTATACTCATACCTACACCTCCATTTCTTGATTAATACCAAGACTGAAGAGAAGATGCTGAAGTTCGTGGCAGTATTGTATCTCTACCATATTATTTCCATCAACCTCTACATATAGATGACCTTTATTAGATTTATGCTTAAAGTCTATCCCAATATAAGAAATAAACCCTTCTGCTACATCTAAGTAATAGTACCATCTGTTTTGTGTTCTCCAACCATTCTTTTCTAGAATCTCTGTAGTGATAGGAATCGGAGATACCTCATCATTATAAGTTTGAATCCAATCGTCTTTAGAAGAACCTTGAAACCCTTTACCAATAAATACGACAAGACTATAGCAACCTTTTCTTATTAAAAAAGTACTTGTTACGAAACCTATTTTTCCAGTAGCTTCTCCATATTCAATTTTTACTATATCTCCTGGAATATATTCTAATTTGTTCATATGCTTTACTTTTTACGATGATTATACTTCTTTATAGCATCTTTCTTTGAAGCTGCCATAATTTTTATCCCCTTGATGATGAACTCATGCTGCGCCTTTGGCTGACACTTCTGTTTATCAGAAGGAACGCTTCCTTTCGGCACATTGAATCTAAAACTAGGAAGACCAAAATGGAAATCACTCATCTGATACTCCATTTCAGTTTTCATTCCAATCATTGATAATAATCCATTCATACGCCTAATCTTTTATATATTCATTTACTTCACACAGAACCTTTTCTAGCAGGTTCTTTAGAATCTTCAATTCATCATTCGAATATGTAGCTATAGGATAACCATCAAGGGTAGTATCGCCAAAGTAGCTACGACTTATATTTAATGAGTGTTTATTCTTTTTCATTTTTCTTTGCCTTTTACAATATTGTACACTTGTTTTAACTCATCTGTTGATAAGCGTTTGAAATCAAAAGAACTGATAGCGTAGACGAGAGTATTACGAAGATTCTCTTCTTTAACATCTGATATTTCCTTTTCTGTAGGAACAGATATTCTTCTAATATTCCATCTATCACTACCGCATTGCCAGCCAGAATCTCTTTTAAATCTAGCGTTATTAACAATAATTTGAGTCTTTGTCACTTTATCAACCTTGGCGATATGTCTATGAGACATACCTGTAACTAGTACTTCATCGCCCTCAACTAAATCTTTAAGCTCTTTCATTACTCACCTCCTTTGACAATTAAATCAAGTAGTTCTTCCACAAATACCCAATCAGTAAAAGTATATGCTCTAACTCTAATTTCCCACATTTCTTGATATGTGTCACAAGCAGTTTCATTTAACATAGCGTTCATATCGTAGAGCTTTATATTACTATTCACTTTTGAGAATGCGAGAATCTTTCCGTTATCATTTCTAGGAACTTCGCTAGCAGGATGAAGCAATTTATTCAAATCGTTCAAGAACTCATTGATAGCCCACTTAGCACCTAGTCCAATAGCTTCTTTGATGTCCCCCTCATAGAACATTTCTTCCTTTTCATCATTGTTGAAGACTATCTCTTCGCCATTTAACAGAAATCTATCTTCATAGATTTCTTCCTTGGCAGCTTCTTTTTTCTTATCGTCTATCATAACTTACTTCTCCTTTAAACGTTCTATTAATTTATCTGCGATTTTGATGGCAGAATTAACAACACTGTCATACATAGAGTTAGGACGTTGTACAAGACCTGCTGCAACATCTTTTGCTATCTCATATCTTCTCTGCTCCCAAATGTTTTCTTCGTTATCATTATTCTGGGTAAAGCTTGAACAAAGTATTACATCCTCCTCATTTTGATTGGGTCTTTTGCTACAAAAAAAATATCTGGAGCAGTAACTACATAAACCTTTCATCCCTCACCTCCTTTCCATTCATCAGTTGTGCCAAGAAGGTGTGCAGTTTCCTCGTTGTAAGGGATGCACTCATCAAAACGCATACCTCCTACAGCTTCATACTTTCCACGTTTAAGTTGATATGCAAACTGGCAGAGACTCCAAGCAAAACATTCTTCTCCACGAATATCTCTCATCAAGCACCAATCCATAGGCTTGAACTCACACTTCTTTGACAAATCCACAATCTGTTTCTTCTCAGTATCCCAAGCTTTGCCTTCTTTGGCTAGAGCATCAAAGAGTTGCTGCTTTTCCGAGTCCGTGGCAAATCTTTTAATACGACTTATACGACTAAAAAATTCGCCTTCTACTTGGTTGATATATATATACTCATTACGCATATAAGCATGATAATATATCTTTCTAGTTAAACTAATTCCTCTGACAAGAACTATTGTACCCGAATCAGACATTACTATATCTCCATCCTTGAACTCAGGCTGAGGTTTCTCTACTTCCAAGGTCTCACGATTGAGATTACCGCCCAATCGCTCCTCGATGGTGCTGATGTAGGTCTGAACAGCATCTTTACCTGCTTTTTGGAAATCAGAAGTTAGCAATCGTTCTTTTTCATAGAACTGTTCTGTATCATTATTCTCTTTCCAAAGATAATATTTCCCTAAGAAAGAGCAATATGTATCATCGACAAATCTTTCAAATATAATATATACATCCCCATCTTTATTAACCAAGACATCGCCCTTTTTCCAATCGAATTTGCGCCAATCACGCATTTCCTTTGATGGAAAAACGACACATTCTCCATCATCATCCAATTTGCCGTTTTTATCAAGATACCCTTCTCCACCATTCATAAAACCAAATTTTGAATTATAGAAGGATATTTTGAAACTTTTATCATCCACTTCTTCTAACTTGCATTTACCACAAGCGGAAGAATATAACTTCGTTCCTTGCGGCTTATCCTTTAGAATTTCCACTATATTAATCTCAGTTTCCATAACTAAACCAATTTTTGCGTTAAACAATACTGGTAGTAACTCATACTACCAACGTTTTTTGATATTTTTGGCAGCTCACCATCATAAGGAGTGACTTTCAAGCCATCAATGAAATCAGCATTCTCAGTTGATACCTCGGTATCATGCTCATTCATAAACACCTTTTGCGCTGTCGTAGAATGGCTTTCAGTTCTAAGCTTACCGAGTGACCGCCAAACCTACTTGCTATGGATGAACAATCCATGCAAAGGAATAGTTCTTACTTCTACTTTGGTTCCCATAACCATTAGCTTGCTTTATATAGATTGAACCATACCTTGTTGCTCTGCTTATCCTTATAAACATTACCTTCAAGGTCAAAATAAACACGCCTCTTTTGATTGAACTTCTTTATCATTGGCTGATTATCTTTGTATGTAGTTACATCATACTCAACCAATGAAGAACCACGTTCATTCTTTGTTGGAGGATAACCTGATTCTCGTATGAAACGTACCTCAAACTCTTTATTTCCAATTTCAAAATTTGCTGTAGCCATAACCTTAACCATTTAAAGATGATAATAACTATTTGATACCCTTGCGCCCAAATCGAAGCAGCCCACGGCATCCGGCTTTAAGAAGCGTTTCTCTAACTTCTCCAAAGCCTCTTTATACTTCTGCTCCATGTGCTTGCAATGAAGTTTCTGAGCTAATTTAAGTTGCTCGACAACACCCTTGCGAGCAACTCTATATTGTTTATCGGACATCATAGCCTTATTCGTTTACATAGTTGATTACGTGCTCCTGGGCTTGCTCATGCAAGTTATCGAAAGCGTCTTCTATAACTTTAGCTACTTGGTCGCCATTAAGGTTCTCCAGCATTTCGCTTACTACCTCTATCTGCTGGTCTGTTGCTAAAGAGCAAAACTTGTCAATAAGAAAACTCTTCTGTGCTTGGACGAGCATATCATCGAATAAATCCGATACATCTACACTAACTTTATAATATGCCATAATCTTAATCGAAAATATGATGGTTCAACTTTCTCTTTCTGAGGTTTCTCTTAATCACTTCCATATCCTTGTGGTCGTTAGTGTGGTCCGCAAGAAGCTTGATGATTTCATAGATGTCATTTGCGTTATCCTCCAGGTTGGCGCAAATGCTCTCGTCACCGAAGAAACTCTTATTAAAGGGTTTCAAATGGAAGTAGTACTTTTTGGCTGCATCCTGCATCTGAGTGTAGTGCATCTTCTGCTCTTGCTTGTACTGAACGCTTAACAGCCTAAACATGCCCTGTTCATCTTTGATGAGCTGATCCAATACATCTGTTACCATTGCAATCAAGCAGCCATTGACCTGCAGGCGTTGAATAATCTTTTCCTGCTTCAAGCCAGATGTTACACCAATCTCTGAGAGTGTAACCTTCAAATCGTTTACTGTAACTTTCTCTTTTCCCATTGTCTTACATTTAATTGTCAAACCATAAACCTGCATATCTCCATTCCCAATGAAGACAAGTGTCATTAGGCTTCTTGCCTTCACTATAGCATATCTCGGAAGCTATACAATTACTACATATATGCTTCATAATCATGGAAGTTTTGATATCATATAATCTAACTCCTTATCTGTAATATCCAGATTGTTCTTACGCTTGAACTTGATGATAGCATCAATTCCGACCTCGCCTTCAACCAACTGGTAGATGGCATCCTCATCAAATCCCTTGTCTAGAACCTTGATAAGCTCCATTCCCAAATCATGGATTTTCTGCTGAAACTCCTTTTTGAGGTCTGCGTTAATTCGCTCTAAAGCTTCTGCTTTCTGACTAAATCCGCATCCTCCCTCAATGGCGAAGTCGTTATTGATGTTCTGACACATCTGGTCAATGTCCTTGCTACCGAAGAACTGAGCGAAATAGGTATCGCCCTTCAAGGACTGTAGAATACCGATTTCTTCTTGCTTTGTCATAACTAATCCTCCTTATCTAACTTATCGTACTCCTTACGTAGCTCTGCAATTTTATTTGCAAAGAAAACCATTGTCTCTTTCAAAAGCGAAAGCATGTCTTTATGATTGAGGATGTCGCCAACTGCTGTATAGTACTTGAGGTTTTCGTTTGTTTCCAGAAGATCAAAGCTGCCGAAGCTTGCTACATTGGTGTTAAATGACTCTTCCTGGAAGTTACCTACCTTTGCTTGGTAGCGAATCACCATCATGTCTCTTCCTACTCCTTTCAAATTCAAATGAGCGATAAGTGACTTGTAGCCTACGTCAACACCCTCTACCTCCCAATCAGGACAAACAGAAATAATGTCTCTGATTTTCTTTGTGGCTGACTCGAACGCATTCTTAATGTTCTTTCTAACCTCTTCCTTCTTTGTCTCGACTGAATTATTCATAATCTTTATAATTTTAATTGGTTCAACTTGTAAGGTAGGCTCTGAATAGTCAAAACTACTACCTTTTATCTATATGCAAAGGTACGAAAATTTTCTGATATATGCAAATATACTAATGATTATTTTAGTTAAAAATACTAAAACCATTAAATATATGCGAATATATCCGTAATTTTGCCAAATCAAAACTTCGAAGATTATGATAGATTTTAATGAACTTTTTAAAAGAAATGACGTTGGCAGCATCATAGGAGAGCTGAAACAACGCGTGTTGGATATTCCACTTTGGAGTACCCTGTTATCTGAGTATGAGCCTATGCTCCATGAAATCGTAGAAGACCACGTAGGCAGACAGGACAGAACGCTTGATGACGGAATAGTAGAAAAGGCAGCTAGATTGCCTATCGGATTGGAGAAGCTTCTTACACGAAGAATCTCTGAGTTCACAATGGCTATACCGGTCAAGCGTGTATATACGTATGATCAGGCTGACGAAGAACTGAAGACGATTGTGCGTGCAATCGAGAAAATCTACACCTGTGCACACATTGATGCCGTGAACATGCACAGAGCAAAGTGCTATTACGCCTCTTGCCAGATGTTCACACTTTGGTACACGCAGAAGAAGCCTAACAAGCTCTACGGGTTCGACAGTCAGTACAAACTGAAATGCAAGACATTCTCTCCAATGGACGGAGTTGACATCTATCCTTACTTTGATGAGTATGACGACTTGCTTGCTCTGTCATTCGAGTATAAGCGTAAGGTTACTGACACAGAGCACACCTTCTTCGAGACCTATACCGCAGACCATCATTACAAGTGGGACCTGTCTTCAGACGACGAAGAGTCCGGATGGAATTTGGTGGATGATAATGAGATTTCTATCGACAAGATTCCAGCCGTGTTCTGGTACCGGCACAAGCCATGCTGGGAAGGATTGAAACCTATCCGTGAGAATATCGAGTACACCATTTCCCGAAACAGCGATGTTGTGGCATACAATTCCGCTCCTGTCTTGAAGATTGCCGGTGCCATCGTTGGAATGGAGCGAAAGGGAGAGAGCAAGAGGGTGTATAGAGTCAGCGAAGACGGCGATGTTAGCTACGTGTCTTGGCAGCAGGCTATCGAGGCTCTTAAGTATCACGTTGACACTCTAGTCAAGCTTTTCTTCATGCAGTCTCAGATGCCGGACATCAGTTTCGAGAATATGAAGAGCCTTGGCAATATCGGCTACGATTCGAGAAAGACACTCCTCATGGATGCCCATCTTAAGATAGGAGAGGAGACTGGTGCCTGGATTGAAGGCTTTGAGAGAGAGGCCAACGTCATAAAGGCGTTCCTTTCCAAGATGAACACGAAGTGGGCAGCTAGAATGGATGAGATTACTGTAGAGCATATTATCACTCCATTCATCCAGGAGGATGAGAATACTCAGATTGACAAGTGGCTTAAGGCTAACGGCAACAAGCCTCTCGTCAGCCAAAAGGAATCTATCCAGCGTGCCGGTCTTTCCGATGATCCTGACAAGACTTTCAACGAAATTCAAGGAGAAGAGGAAGTAGAGGCCACAAGAACAGCAGCTTCTATGCCTAACTTATTCTCGGAGGAATAGCCATGAGAAAGAAGAAGGAAGAAGAAAAGCTTCACTTTTGCCGTGAATGTGCTCATGCTACTGACTTCCATAGTATGAGCCTTAAAGGTCAGCCTATCCTAGCCAAATGCCCATATCAAGAATGGAGCGTTCTTCTCAACTGGGATTGCTGCAAACACTTTAAAATGAAATTGTATGAAAAAGCCAAAACTGCCTAATCAGAAAAAGGCATATAAAGACCTTGGCAAGAGACTGAACGCTTATACCAGGAAAATCATTTCCATATATGAGACTCTTGCCAAGGAGTCCGCTAAAATCGCCACCTCCACCGACTTCGATGGGGATGGCGAGTTCTCTTTTGATGATTACCCTAGAACAGAAAAGAAGGTGAACGCCTTGTTGGATTACTATTCAAACAATATGCAGGCATTGGTCTATAATGGCATATCGGACGAATGGAAGAATAGTAACACCCTGCAGGATCTACTTGCCAAAAGGGTAATCGGCACCTTTACTAGGAAGATAGCGGACGCAAAGCAGAAAGCTTACTTTGAGCACAACAACGCGGCAAAGAAGGCTTTCATAGAGAAAAAGATTAAAGGTCTAGGTCTTTCAGAAAGAATATGGAACCAGAGAGCTGATGTAAAGGAGGCTCTGGAGAAATCTCTGTCTGTCGGCATAGAGAAGGGTATGAGTGCTGTTAAACTCAGCAAGAAGGTCAGCAAGTACCTTAATGATTATCCGTCACTTGCCAAAGCCTATAAGAAGAAATACGGCAAAGCCATAACCATTCAGAACTGCGAGTACAGAAGCGTGCGTCTGGCACGTAACGAGATAAACATGGCCTACCGTTCTGCCGAGCAGGAAAGATGGGCTAGTATGGACTATATTAAAGGCAAGGAGATAAAGACAACCAACAATCCTAGCCATAAGCACGATATGTGTGATTTGCTTGCAGGTGTCTATCCGAGTTATTTTCCTTGGGTTGGTTGGCACGTGAATTGTATGTGCTATGCCATCCCGGTAATTATGAGCGAAAAGGAGTATTGGAGCGGTAAACAGCCAAGCAATGCTATGCCTAAGAACTTCACAAATTGGGTAAATGATAATAAACACAAGGTGAAGCAATCATCCTATATCACACAATACGCTCGCTCTGAAAGGTCACAAAGGCAAGTTCAAATAGCTGCACAGAATTCACCAGAGGTAAGGGCAAGACTTCGAGAATTCATTAATGAGACAATGCAAACAAAATTTAGAGAGGTAGAGCTACCAGACGGTCAAACGGCTAGAAGACTTTATCTCAATAATAATAATGAGGAATTTGTGGTAGGACGAAATTTCTTTTCTGAAACGATGGCAAAGAATATTAGAAATAGAAGACTTAGCGAAACAATACAAATTGCAGCCGATGTAAACGAATGGTTTCCTACAGCAACATTTGACAGGATTGAGGAAGGTAACCATCATGATTTTCAGTTCAAAGTATTCCATGCTACTTATCAAGGAAAACGAATAGAATGTAAGGCTAAACTTACAAGTGAAAATATCCTTTATACTATGAGATTACTAAACTAAAAAAACAAGGGATTGGAAACCCTCCCGAAGTCTGCATCCGAAGACCGACGTGTGAGAGGGGGGGTGTAATTTAAACTGTGTCAAGGCTTGTTCTTAACTTTCATTCCCACTCCC